AGGAGAAACAATGAAACAAATAACAAAAAGTAAAGACAATGTAAGCATAACTTACTTTGAATGTGAGGAATGCGGACACAGACAGCACGAGGGCAAAGACTGCTTTAAGTGCAGATGTGAAATAAACGAATACCACAGAGAGGAAGCTCTGGCGGGGTTAATATGACAATTAAATATTTGAAAGGCTGGTATTTTGTAAGAATTGCAAAAGACGCTTATTTTATAACAAGACAATGGAAACTCAAGAAATAAACAACCCAGAGAAGCCATACATTAAGCTGTATATGAATCAATCAGCCAAAGGCACAATATATTATAATTGGGAGATCAAAATGTATGATATGGACGTAAATAAATTAAATGCAAAGAATGAGGAGCTTAAAGCTCTCTACGTTCCAGAGCCCTCAGTAATATGAAAAAGATATTATTAGAACTTACAGAGGGAGAGTTCATAAGGCTAAAGAAAGCCAAGCTCCAGGAAGAAGAAAAGGCAAACTCCTCTTTTACGTGGGTTTCGTTTATATTAAGGGTTTGTGTGGCTCACAGAGGCATTCACAAGAACGGACGGAAAAAATGAAAGGAAATGATATAATAGAGTATTTAGAAGCCCATCCCGATGATGAGGATTTAGATGAAGATGATTTAAATGCTAAAATATACGAGTGGAAATATGGGCGAGAGAGTGAGCCAGAGGATTAAAATGACATACTTAGAAGAACTTGAAAAGGAAAGAAAAGAATATGCAAAAAAAGGAGATAAAGCAAGCGATATGTTTCTAAGAGGAATGAAAGAAGGTTATCTAAAAGGACAAGAAGACACTGTAGATAAAATATTAAAAATGATTTCCTCTATACACGAATTTAGATTAGGTTGTAATTGTGATTGGTGTATTTTAATTCATAAAATAACAGAATTACAAGGAAAAACAAAATGACAAAACATTGTATAAACCACGGGAGAATAACTTATGATTGTTGTAGGCATTGTAATGGAAAAGATAGAGAATGTCCTGAATATTTAGAAAATAGGTATGTTTATAGTCTGGGAAAAAATCGAAATCTTTGTAAAATCACAGACACGGAGAGGGGTTTACTCACCTACTTTTTCCCCTCTCCACTCTCAAAATCAACTGAAAGGGGGGAAAAACAATAATGCCAACACTAAAAGAATTCGCTGGTAGCTATTCGGGTAAAAAGGACATTACAGATATAAAAAGAATTCCTGTAGATTTGCCAATCAACTCTGGAACATTTAAAAATTCTGAAGGAAAAGATATGCCTTTTAACTATTTTGAAATTGAAGGCTATAAATACACAATTAAGGCAAAAGTTTTAGCACAAATGAAATATTTACTAGAACAAAAACCAAATATAAAAGCTTTCAAAGTTTCAAAAGCCCCAAATGGCGACTTAGTCGTCTTTGATGTAGATTAAAGACACTTAGAAACATTTATATATTTTATTTATTTTATTTTTATGTGGATACAACTGATAAAAAACAAGAAGAGAAAATTGACGTTAAGATTGTATCGAAAGAAGAAAAGAAGTGGATAGACTTAAAAGAAAAGGTTATACAGGCTATTGATATCGCTAATATGGATATTCTTGTTAATAAGAAAATTCTTGAGTTATGTAATGACGAGCTTAAACAACTTCAAAAGTAGATGTAAATTTCCCATTTAACTCTTTTAATTTATTCTTTAATTCCTTTTTTTTATTATCACTCATACTTTCGGGTTTACATTGTAAAAAGAATATATGCTTTTTCTCTAAATCTATGCCTATAACGTCTATAGGAGAGTGAGAACCAGCACTTCTAAAGACAATATTACAGCCTATGCTCCAAAGCATATTCATAGTTTTATATTCTTTTCTTCGTCCTTTTATGTAGTTTTTATTTGGCATTTTAATTAAATATTTTAAATGGTATAATGACGACAAAATCAGTATCATAACCCCCAACACTATTAAAACTTGACGGGTCAAAATAGTAACCTGTTGAAGAATTGGCAATACCTGCGGATTCGTGATAGTGTAAAACATTAACTCTTAATTTTTCCCCTTTGGCAAGGTTTGTATCGGCTACATTCATTTTTAAACAACATCTTCTATAATTAGTTGAACCCCCTGACGTGTCTGTTTCTAAAGTATCTGTTGTTTCTGTGGCTAAAAGTGTTTCTGTCCCAACAGCAGAAACCCTATATATATTTATTGTCAAATAAATTCTTGCGAATTTCCCTAAATCTGCGGGTTCTGTTTGATAAATTGTAAAATTTAATAATAAATCTCCCCCGATAGTTAAAGATTTACTTATATTTAAGTCAAAATCGGTATCATTTCTTAGCTGTAAAGCAGTATTATTCGAATTATAATTTATACTTGTAGGGTCTGAATTTATTGTTTCTGTTGTCAAAAAATAAGTGTTTGCCGTTGAAGAATTGGCTCCGCATAGATAAAATCTTTTATATCCTATTTGTCTAAATAAATCAAAATAATCGTAATTGGCAAAAACTTCTGAAATTGTTTGAAATCTATTAGGCAAAGCCATTTATGCCCCCTCTAAAAATTGTTTAAGTTTTTGGTCTTCTAAGAGTTTAAGACATTTCTCTACATAATCCCATAATATATTTAAATGTGTTTGTGCATAAGATAAACTTGGAAATTCTCGCATATCATAATTTATAACATAAATTGCAGCTAGATTAGAAGCACACATCTTTAAAATACCTTTAACATCGACATTTAAAGAAGTATAAACATCACTCCAATTATATCGAGTTGTAGAATTAATAAAACTCTCGGCTTCGCTTATGTATTGGTTAATATAAGCCTCTGTGTTTGCTGTTGCACTCGCTCCAATAGGTATCTTTCTTTGCACTTCAGCAGTTGTTGCGAATATTCCAGTATCAGCCATTATCTATTCCTCGCTGAAAATTTTATAGCATTTGTTAATTCTCTAATAGCTTCAATTAAAGCAAATTGTTCTGTAGAAATTACAATCTTGTCTTTATTCTCCTCTTTCCCCTTTTCCGCCTCTGTCGTATATTTATCAATAATCATCTAAAAGTATCGAATCCATAGTTTATTTACTTTTTGCTTTTTGGCTAACCAGGAAGCTCGTATAAGCCCCTCTGCAATATGGCTATAGCTTCCGTATATCTTTACTGAAAGTCCTATCCCAGACGTGTTTATTTCCTTTTGGATTGATTTTAGAGATAACTTAACGTTTTCATCATCTAAGAGCTTTAATTGATTGGTTTCAAGCATAACTTTAAGGTTTTCATACATATCTTCTTTGAAGATTCTTTGTGTTTTACTTCCGTCTTTCTCTAAGCTAATAGTTCGGTTATTCATAGCTATAACTTTACGCTTCATTATGGCGTCTTGCATTAAGTTATCAAATATACCAACTCCGAGAGAGCCTGAACCAGCGTCAATTCCAACCTTATCCACGTTATATATTTTAGTTAAATTAATTATCTCTTGTTCAGTTGTATAGGTATCTTGTCCTTTCTTAACGATATTCTCAATATGTATGTATTCTTGTTCGCTTTTCTTATAAATGAACTCGTGTGTTATCTCATCACCGCCAAAACGTGCAATATCATGCCCTGAAAATATATTTGATTTTGGGAATACTTGCGGACGCTTTAAAATGCATTGTTTTTCAATTAGTTCGTCTGGAAAGAACTGGTTTAAGTCTTCCATAAATAAGCCCATATATTCTTGCCCGTATTGAACTGCTGACATTGTTCGCCTATCCTCTGCCAATATCCTTATAGCTCCCTCTTTTTGCTGTATTGTCCAGCTTTCGCTTATAGGACGCGTATTAATAACTTCCTCTGTAGAGATATAAAAGCACTTAAACCTTGCAGTAGGGATATTTTTATTATAACTTTCGTCAAATCTCTCCCAAAAGTAGCCCTGTTTGCCAAAAGGAGTTGAACAGAGCCATATTTCTCCAGCAGTTGTTAATATTAAAGGTAAAGCACTAATCCAGAAGAGTTTAGGCATTCTTGCAGCTTCATCAACTATAAGTATATTGGCTTCAAAACCTCTTAAACTATCGCCTAAGTTACCAACTGGACGGCAATACATCACAGAGCCGTTTTTGAGCCTAAGAGTCTTCTTATTGGTATCAATCTTTTTAAGAGATATTTGTTTAGGAGCTTTCTCTCTAACGTAATTTAAAGCCATAGCGATTATTAATTGGCTTTGTTCCTCAGTTAAAGACACAACAACGACTTTAATCTGTTTCTCAAGCATTCTATCTATAGCTTTTCGAGAAACCATATAAGTTTTACCCACTCTTCTGCCTGTGCATAAAAGCATATCACCTCTATATTCTAAAACCTCTTCTTGCCATTTATCCAGTTTAATCATTTCTAATTAATTCCTTACCTAAATCTTCTATTAAACCATTTTTCTTACAATACTCATTAAAGCCTATTGCAGTCCCTTCTTCTCCATATAATCTATCGTATTCTTTACGAAGATTTGAACGCTTGAGAAGAACTTTCTTCTCTTTCTCCCATTCTTCATTGTCTTTTTTGATTTGTAGGCTTCTTCTTTTGACGTATTGTTCAACTTCTGTGTCAGTTAATTCTATTTCATTCATTAAATACCTCATCAGCTTCTTTTTCAGCTACCTTTTCCATTTGTTTAGAGTATTCTATTCTCTCTGCAATCTCGAGTTTATGAGCAAATAAAGCCTCTTTGATGTATTCTTTAGCTTTAGTTTCTGTGCAACCATATCTTTGTTGAATTTGAAACACAAATCTCTCATAAACTTCTTTATCTTCAACATCTTCACCATTAGAATATATTTCTTTTATTGTTGCTTTTACAGATTGAACTTTTAATCTTCTCTCACCTTGAGCATTTAATCCCTTTGTCATACTGCATTAAGAAATAATAAGTATATAAATCTTTCGTGTGTATATGTATATAAATAATAATAATAATAAAATAATAAAATAATAATAATATATCATCATCATCATCATATACATATACATACACGCAATATACTATATTCGTTTTATTCGTTTCCAGCTCACTACATAATATTAATTTAGTTCGTTCGATATGTTTATTAATTTCGTTCGCCTAATTAATTACATAGTAATTAATTAGGTAGGTTAGGCTCACTACATTATTAACATATCAGATACTCACTTAATTAATAATGTAGTGAGGGAAACTCACTTTTCTCGTCGATAAAATAAATTAGTTACTAATTAGTAGTTATTATATTATTTATTTTATCGTCGCTATAATTTATCGTCGATAAATATGTATACTATAATATATATATTATAGTATACATATATTTAAATACCCTAATATACCCCCCAAAATTAATTTATCGACGACAAAAAAGGGGGGGACTATAGGGGGGGTTACCCCGAAGAAATTTTTTTAAAAATTAACACACCTCTTTTTTTTAATTTAAAATAATTTAAAATAACTTACCCACATTTAATTAACCCCTCTCTAATCTATCGTTACAAACATAGATTAAACGAACTATTTTTTTAAAAATTAAAAAATAAAAAAAGATAAATATAAATAGAATGAAACTTACTAATGTTATGGCTCAAACATCAATGGAAAATACAACAACAAGCTCCTTAAGCGGAAATGTAAGGGATTTTTCTCTTTCTTCAGCCACGATAGACGAGCCAACAAACGATGAATACTATTGGTATTTCACAGATTGGGCGAAATACTTAGGCTATTACCAAGAAATACCCGAATTACAATCCGCGGTTAATGGGTTGGCGGTATGGACTGCAGGGAGAGGATATTTCACAGACATTCAAAGTAAGATTATATTAGAACATATTAGGGGTATAGGAGTGGATAGTTTTGATGAAATCCTACAAAACCTTATAATCACAAAGAAAATTAACGGGGATAGCTTTGCAGAGATTATTAGGGACCCAGACACACAGATATTAATTAACCTTAAACCTTTAAACCCCGCAAGCATAAGAATAGTTTACGGAAAGAACGGATTAATTAAGAGATATGATGAAATTAATCCTTTAAACTCTAAAGAGGTTTATAGAAAACTCAAAACCAATCAAGTCTTTCATCTTTGCAACTCAAGAATAGCAAACTCAGTTCACGGAATTTCAAGTGTCCAGGCGTGTAAATGGGTTATAGACTCAAAACAAGAGGCGATGAGGGATTGGAGAAGAATTCTTCACAGAAGCACGATAAGAGTCCTTGAGGTAGACGCCGAAGACACGGAAACTTTCAATAAACTTAAAACTCAATACGCGGACGCTATAAAGAACGGAGAGGTTTTAATATTACCAAAAGGCAACGCCGAGATTAAGGACTACACCGCTCCACCAGTGGAAACTTTCCTTACCTGGATAAGATACCTTGATAACTTCTTTTATGAAGCCCTAAATGTTCCAAGAGCAGTTACTGGGGGCAGTAATGAATATTCAGAGGCAGGCTCAAAGGTGGGATATTTATCCTGGGAACAAGTATATATCACAGAACAAAGGATATTAGAGCAAGATATATGGAATCAGTTAAACATAAGAATAACATTTGATAGGCCCGTAAGTCTAAAAGAACAAGAACAAGGCGACGAGAGTGCAAACGGACAGCTAAACTTTCAACCAAACGAAACTACAACGGGGGTAAGTCGAAGCGAATAATATGGCTATAAATCTTATAAGAAGAGGATTGTTAAGAAAGAAAAAGAAAGAAGAACAAGTTAAACCTATTGTTCCAGTGGAAACAGAGGTTAAAGAAGCTCCACAAGAAACCAAGGTTGAGGAAGAAAAGCCAAAAGGCTCTGGAAAACGTGAAATAACCTTTGAAGATAAGAATGTTAAGGTTGTAACTCCTGGCGGAAAAGAGTTTAATTTTACAAAAGAGGAATATAAAAGATATAATGAACAAATCGGTGGGGGAAGTAAAGACTTAAGCACTCCAACAACTCCTCAAACTAAAGAGGCTATAAGGATACAACAAGAAAACCAAAGAGCGTTAATGCTCCAACAAGGACAAGGACAAATGCCAGGTTTAAGCCAAACAAATCTAAATCAAATGCCTGGACAAGCTGGACAAATAGGACAGATAAATCCAAACATTCCAAGCAGTTTATACAATTATCAAGAGGGAAATAATGGTTTATATCAAGGATTTTTAAGTATGGATAGTAAAAAAGCTCAAATGTTACAAGATGCTACAGAATTAAAAGGCGGACAACTAAAAAGCGGTTTAAATATAGCTCAAGCGACTTTTGGCTTATTTGTAGATTTAGCAGATAATTTGGCAAAGGTTGCGACTTTAGGAGCTTTAGGAAAAGATACTTTAGACGTAAAGAACGCAAAAGAAAACTTAACTCTTGCAAAGAGTGTAATTGAAAGACAAATCGCTTTAGTCCCATCTGGACAAGTTAATGTTTATGAACTTCACGAAGCGGTTAAGATGTATAGAGCGAATTTAAGTTATTTAGAAAGCACAAACAAAAGGATAGGATTAGATAACTTTGCTTATTGGATAACTGACGGACGAAACTTAGAGCAAGAAATATTTAATAAAAATAGTGAGTTTGCAGAACTGGAGAGAATGCTCCAACTCGCAAGAATGCAAAACCTACAAAATAGTTTATTAAACCAACAAATGCAACTACAATAAGATGATAGATGAAGCAGCTTTTAGTGTTTTGAAAGAATTTTTATATAATTTTGGCTTTCCTATTTTCGTAGTATTGTGGTTTATGTTCAGAACGGAAAGAATCCTTAAAGAGAACACACAAGCTTTAAATAAAATATCTGAAACATTAGCTATATTGCAAAGACGAAAACCTTAAATACTTCAACTAATTAAACTAAGTATGAGTGAAAATGAAAAAGAACAAAATATCTCAAGCGACGAAAACCCTATACAATCGGTTGCACAGATGGCTGACAGATTGGAAAAGGCGAACGCTGAAGCGAAAGAAATCTTAAAGAAACAAGAAGAGCTTTATGCCAGGACTCTTTTAGGCGGAAACACAAACGCGGGTATACAAGAGACAAAAAAGCCCGAGGAAACCGCCAAAGAATACGCCCAAAGGATACTAAAAGGCAAGATTTAACTTTTTCTTTTTTTCAATAACATTTAAATATAAGCTATTATTATATAACTTATGGCTGGAGAATGCACATTAGTTTTTGAAACGGAACCCCCAATAATGATGACGTGTGCGGACGCTACAGCAATACCAAAAGGAACAATTCTAAAACTCGCTGACCCATTCACTGCAAGCCTTGCAAATGGAGATGCTGATTATGTAGCTGGAATTGCTGCAGAGGAAAAAATCGCAAACGACGGAAAAACGAAAATCGCAGTTTATAGAAGAGGATATTTTATCGGATTGGCTGGCGGAACGTGCACAGCTGGAAAGGCATTAATGACTTATAACGGAACTGGAGACGATAACGATATAATTGACGCAACAAACGCAGGCGTAGCGAGTAAAACTTTAGGTATAGCTTTAGAAACTGCAGCAAATAACGAGACTTTCTTATTTGAATTAAATCCTGGTTGTAATACCAACGTATTAGCTTAATAATATGGCAGACACAAACGCAGAAGCAGACATAAGGGGATTGGATATTCAAAAGTTAGCAGTAGGCTTTGCAGAAGAAGAGATAATTTTAAAGAAATATGTAATTAACGCAACAACCTCAGCGAGAGAAATAAGATGGTATCAAAAAACTGCAGGTTTCTTAGATAGTCCAGATACTACAGGGATAACAGCTTCACATATTGCAAATACTGCATTTAAAGCAAGACCCGTTGTAGTTGAGCAATCCTGGACAAGACAAACAAGTTACGTAAGAAAATACTTCGTTGAAAGCCCATTACTCAGCGAAGAAGATATTCAAGACTCAGACGTGGATATATTGGCTACAAACGTAAGAGATTTAACAAGAGCCGTAGCTCACCAAGTCGATTTAAGAATTTATAGCGTATTGACAGAGAACGACACACCAAGCACAATCAACACAAACGCAACCAACGCAGCCTGGAACGCAGCTTCATACACTGGAGTTAATATAATTGAGGACTTAATGGAAGCTAAAATGAATATTAGAAATTATGGATACAATCCAGAGGGAGCGGTCCTTTTGCTTAGCCCATTAGACCATAAAAGCCTTATAACCTGGTTGATAGATGGAAAAGGCTCAAGTATTCCACAATTCTCAAGCCAAAGAGTAGAAGATGGCGTTGTTATGGAAATATTAGGGCTTAAGGTTGTTGTTTCAACAATAGTTACAGCAGACAAAGCAGTTGTATTTGTTCCAAATCTCGCAGCAAAATGGAAGAGCTTTATGCCTATAACCACAGCAGTAATTGAGGATAAAGGTATCGGAAGAAAGATAAGAATCTGGGAAGAGGGCGAGCGGTCATACTTGAACACCCCCGCCGGTCGTAAATCTCATAACCAATACTCAAGCATAAACAATAATTTTAATTTTTTATATAGTCAAGATATAGTCGAAGATATATCTTGACTTGGGCGTTATTTGGAATAAACTAGCGCTTGACCGAGCGTCTGTTATGCGGGTCCGATTCCCGCAACGTCCATACAAGCATAAATTTAAATATTTATTACTTCTAAATAATGTATGGTTAATGTTGGAACTGGGACAAGTGGAACAAAAATTATTAATACAAATTATCCAGTCGAAGAGGGTTTAACTGCTGGAACTACAAAACAGACAGACAGAGAAATGAATTTAGTCCCAGAAAAATCTTATGTTTCAGAACGTGAAAAGGTTGGTTTTTAAATGGGCGGAGAGGGTAGCGGACGAAAGCCTGACATTATAAGAAAGATTTTAGAAGAGAGGCGAAACCCAATTTTAAGAACTTCTGGCGACTCTGTATATTTACCTAATTATTCTGGATTAAGAGGAGCAGTTAGAAAAGACAGAAAAGAAACCTTAAACCTTGTCAACGGGCAAGTTATAAGCGTTAATGCTCCAACAGACCCAGTTTTGACTTTTAATTCTGGCTCTGGAAATCTTTCAGCAGAGGGCTATAGTTGGAGTTTTGCAATTTATGCTTATAGAGATGTAGATGGAACAAGAGTTTATTCAAGCCCAATTTATGCAATAGATGACGACGCTGGAGATTTAAACTTTTTTTATATAACTCTTTCCTGGACTGCAGCCAGTGGAGTTGATGGTTATAAAATAGTTGTTTTAAATGATGATTGGTATGGACGTTATGGCGATTATTATATGACTGCAACAACTACAATAACTTTAAATTATGGAGATGGAAGCGAAAGTTTAACAAATGAAGACCCAATGGTTACAACTCCAACAAGTCCCTATTTAGTCGCAAATGACGCTTTAACGACAATAGGGGGAATAACTACAACTGGAACGATAACAGCAAATCAATTCGAGAGCACAGACACAAGCGGACAAAATGAGTTTGTTAATCCTTTAAATATTACTTCTAATGCTTATGTAGACGGGAGCATAATAAACGGGAATGTTTTAGTAAAAACAACTTCTTCAATAGCAAGGTTAAAAGTCCAGGGAGCTGATGGGGCTTATCTTAATTTTAGAAAAGACGGAGCGACAACAAATCAAAAGCCTTATCAATTCGTAGCCGGGGACTCTTCAATGTGGTTAGGTTTTCTTAATGACGCAGAAAACTCCGAAACTTTAGCTATGGTATACTATCGCTCTGGACAAACTCCGACTTATGTAGCTTTCCCTTATAAAATGTCTATAGGAATAGCTCACGGGACTGCAGCAACTGCAAAACTTCATATAGGGGCGGGAACAGCTTCAGCAAATACAGCTCCAATTAAATTGACTTCTGGTACATTAAACACAACTCCAGAAGCAGGGGCAATTGAGTTTGATGGCACAAATCTTTATATCACACAAAGTGGGGGTACAAGGAAAACAATAGCATACGTTTAAATAAATTAATGTTTTAAATAAAATATGGACGAAATAAAAGAAATAACACCAATAAACGACTTTGTTAAATTAGATAGTAACAACATAGAGAAAACAATAAGCGTAAAGGTTACTTATAATAAAGAAGATTTAAATAAAGAGTTAGGGGAATTAATAGAGATTGTATCAAAATATAAGTACAGAATAAAGGAAATACAAGAACTTCTAACTAAATTTTAATAGCTTTTCACGACGAGAAAGCGAAACATTTAAATACTTAGTATTCTTAGTTTTATTATCCTTAACGGGATAGGAGAAACAATGAAACAAATAACAAAAAGTAAAGACAATGTAAGCATAACTTACTTTGAATGTGAGGAATGCGGACACAGACAGCACGAGGGCAAAGACTGCTTTAAGTGCAGATGTGAAATAAATGAATATCACAG